CCTTACAGGGCGTTCATCAAGTCTCGCCTGCTATCCGAGAGGACTTTAGCACTGACCATTGTGCAATAATCGCTACCTAACTCTGCGGTGTCAGCTTAGCTGGCGCTGTGCCACAAGAGGTAAAAGGATCAGAACTAGGCATGGGTTAGCCCCCTTGGTTCTGACTGAACTTGTGAAGAAACTTCAGGGAAATACCCTAAGCAAGAGCCGAGAGCCATAGGAAACATGCTACAATACGTAGTTCTGTTTCCTAAAAGGCTCTCTATGGCTAAATTGCTTAGGGAAAGTACTGAAGGTATACGTAAGTTATAACTGCAGTATAGCTGACGTATAGCTGAAATGTAAGTTATAATGATCATATCTACAAAGAAAGGATCGTATGTCAAACACTACACAAATTATCTACAATGCTATCGAATGCCCTGATGGTACAATCTTGGAGAGTCACAATAGGCATGACTACAACATGCACGTAGACACAAAGACCGGGGAAGTCTACATGGTAGATGGTGGTAAAGATTATTTACGTAGGTCTGTAAATAAAGTCCAAGCAAAGGAACTTTCGGTGTATACTGTGCATAAGTTTGAGCTACAGCGTGAAGTGTTTAGTTGGGGTAGCTATGGCAAAGACGGTAAACAGGAGAAACATTGGATCAAGCTGAAAGATATGGAACTGCAGCATATCATGGCTATCTTGGAAACGCAGAAGCATGTCTATGGTACATACGTAGAAGATTTATTTCTGAAAGAACTAGAATGGAGGATTACACATGCGAGTACGTGAGTTACAATTTGATGATTACGATACGCTTGATAAATTAGTTCAAAGGCTTACAGGCTCGTCAGAAGCTGCAAGCGACTGGTGGCTCAGCCCGAATGCTGCTTTTAACATGAAGTATCCGTATGCTTGCGAAGAAGCAGATGTTAAAGCATACCTTATGTGGCATTGTTATGCTGCCGGTGGTTAACTTAGGTATAAAGGAGCAATATGAACGAACGAATTCGAGAACTTGCTGAACAGGCTTCACATCAAAGTCCTGATGGTTATCCTGTGACTATTCCATACAGTAAAGACTTTGCTGAAAAGTTCGCCGAGTTGATTGTCAGAGAGTGTGCCTCTTTGGCATATGATGGACCTGGTGGAATTTTAGAACATTTCGGAGTTGAAGAATGACACACATTACTTGCCCACATTGTGGAGATACTTATCCAGACTTTGATGTTGCTCATGTTTGCAGTAGCGGACAATATGCTCCTAAACTAAAAATCAAAACCAACGAACAAGTTAAGAAACTCTGGGCTGATCCTAGATTCCAACTACTTGCTGACATTGACAAATTGCTGGAAGGTAGTAAAATATGGGGTGGTATGGGGTGGACATATATTCCTATTCATCCTGTGCAATATCTTCCAGTAAAAGAACGTATGCGTAAAGCTATGGATGAGTTGAAAGCAGAATATGGAGTTGAAGAATGATTGAAGATCGTATGATTGACGGCAAGGTTTCGTTAAAAGACTTACTGGCTCAGGCGGTTTGTATTGGGGTCAAGGCTGGTCGTGGCGAGATTGATTTTACACAGGGTGCTTGGCGTATTGCCGAAGACATTCTGAACGAGACGGAAGAAATTCTAAGTCACCGTGACCGAGTGTTGGGAATTAGACGTATGTGCGTTGAAATGGCAGAAAAATTAAATCTGTTGGAAGAGGAATAATGAACGAACGAATTGAACATTGTTTATATCAGGCAGGATTAACCGCACAAGGTTGTTGGGACGAACTTGATGACTATGCCAAACAAGGTATTGAAAAGTTCGCCGAGTTGCTTCTTGAAGAATGTGCTAAACGTGCAGAAGCATATGCTTATATGAGTCCTAACTTTACAGCATTAGCAGAGGAACTACGTAGGATGCAAGGGGTTGAATAATGCAAATAGATCGTAGTGCAATATTTTCTCAGTGTGTGTATGATGTAGACAATCGGTATGCTAGTTTAACACTTAGACCAGATTCTGCTTTTTCCAGTGCATTTATGCTGACCATGACAGACAGATCCGACCATGAAGAATACGATATGCTGATTGATATTTTTCTGACAAAAGATGATTTGAAGGACGTTATTGACAGGCTGACTTGGGTACTGAACAATCAGACAGGAGTAAAATGATGAACAAACGAATTGAAGAAATGATATACGAATGTTGGGTACTTGGGCCTGTCGGTTATCATTTTGATAAAAGATTATTTGCAAGTAAAATTATTGAAAAATGCGTCCAGCAATGCCAAGTTGTTGCAGAATTATCTGAAGTTGCTAATACAGCAGAAGTAGCTCGAAAGACTACTGCTAATAGCTGTGCATTTTTTATTAAAGAACACTTCAAATGAAATACTGGACGATATGTTATCCCGGTGAAAGTCAAGAAGTAGTCTACGAAACACTATCAGAAGCTGATATAATCCAGCAGTATTGGCCTTACTGGTCATCTAAGATGATAGATATGTACGGTGAAGAAGAATTTAAAAAGCAATGGTCTGAGAAGGAATGCATTGAAGATTGGGTTACAATACATTGGGCATGGGCATCTTAATTTAACAAATAAAGGAACACAATGAACTTCGACGTTATTAAATATTGGGAAGCTATAGCAGCAAAAGCAGGCGATAATCGTAAGTGGGGCGATCTGCCGCCACAACATCAGCAGTTAGTTATGCAGAGTATTAATATGCTATTGCATGTATTACACGAAGGTAATCAAAATGCCTAAGCTGATCTGGCAATCTCCAAAGCTATATAGGTTTGCTGGACTATATCTAAAGATAGGCAATAAGCGCTATCGTATTTTTAAAGTAGGTGATTTTTAAAGGAGACTATCATTGCGCTGTTTTTGAAACATATTGCATGTGAAAAGTGTGGCAGTTCTGACGCTAAGGCTATCTATAATGATGGAAGCAGCTACTGCTGGAGTTGTACGAGTGCTGTGCTATCAGATGAGTACAAGCAGAAGCAAGATAAACCAACAAAAAAGAAAGGTACTATGACTGAAGCTACTGAGAAACCTGAGAAATTAAAAGAAGCTGTTACAGCAGAACAAACCGCAGAGCTTAAGGAAAGGACTACTACCAAAGGGAATGGCTATCGTGGCATTCGTGATAATGTATTAGCTGCTTTCGGTGTACGTACAGAATACGATGAAGAAACAGGAGATGTGCATTGTGTGTACTATCCCTGTACGGAGCAAGGCGAATTAGTCGGATGGAAGCCTCGGGTACACCCAAAGCAATTCGGAGGCTCTATAGGCCGTACAGGTGCCAGCTGTGACATGTTTGGGCAGTTCAAGTTCAAGGTTGCAGGTAAGACTTGTCTAATCGTTGGCGGTGAGCATGATCAACTAGCAGCATATCAGATGCTCAAAGATTATTATGCTACTAAGGGCTGGGACTTTGAGGCTGTCGTCGTATCTCCTACAGTTGGAGAAACAGGAAGTGCAAAGCAGATCAATAAACATTATAGCTTTTTTGATATGTTCGACAAGATCATCGTCGGATTTGATAACGATAAAGCAGGCAAAGAAGCTACAGAAAAAGTAGTAGCTGCTCTACCAAAAGGAAAAGTCTTTATTGCTACTTGGAGTCTAAAAGATCCAAATGAAATGTTGCTGCAATCAAAAGAAAAGCAGTTTATTAGCGATTACTACAATGCAAAGGTGTACACACCTGATGGTATTCTGGCAAGCAATCAGCTAAGCAATATGATGCGTGAAGAGCTAATGGTTCCTAAGATTCCTCTACCTCCGTTCATGCATAAGCTTCAAGAAATGATGGCTGGTGGTATTCCTCTAGGACGTATTCTGAATATGGGTAGTGCGTCTGGTACTGGCAAAAGCACAATCATTGATGAGTGCATTTACTATTGGATTTTTAACTCTCCACATATGGTTAGTATCGTCAGTTTAGAGAGCAGTGCTGGACAGTACGGATTAAAGCTACTATCTAGGCATGTATCAAATAAGATCGAGCTTCTGGATAATCAGACTGCGCTTTCTTTTATTGACTCTCCTGTTATTTTAGCTAAGGAACAAGAGCTATTTAATCGTGCAGATATGTCTCCACGGTTCTATCTTATGGACGAGCGTGACGGTGGTATCGAAAGCTTAAAAGACACAGTAGAGAACATGATTATTGGCTGTGGTGCTAGGGTGGTTGTACTAGACCCCCTGCAGGATATTCTTGATGGACTATCGAACGAAGATCAAGGTTTGTTTATGAAGTGGCAGAAGGGCATGGTAAAGAGCCATCACTGCACGTTTATTAACGTCAACCATGTACGGAAGAACACCACAGGACAGAAAGCTAACTCTACTGGTGCAGACTTGCATGAAGAGGATTTCATGGGTAATAGCGCAATCTTTAAGTCTGGAGCTTGTAATCTGTTGTTTACTCGCAACAAAGAATCAGAAGACGAGATTGAAAAGAACACTACGATCATGAAAGCAACTAAAATCCGCTGGACTGGTAAGACTGGTATTGCAGGCAAGTATTACTACGATATTCAAACACATACCATGCACGATCTGGATACATGGGCACAAAGTAATCCATCTGAAATGTTTTAATTAAAAGGAACTTATGCAGTTTATTATTGATATTGAGACAAATAATCTACTCCAGCAGGGGCTG